CCTGTTTGTAGTTCTGACATACTCATATTTATAGTCATTGCCTGTGCAATAAATATGTATGATATGCCAAGATTATCCATTTTTAAGCCTGAAAAGGGCAATGACTACAAGTTCTTCGATCGCAACATCCGAGAGATGTTCACAGTAGGTGGCACAGATCTACACCTACACAAATACCTAGGACCCTACGATCAGGGAGACACAAACAAAGACGGACCTGCGAGTCCCAGTCAGCCTAGGGTGACAGGAAGTGACCTAAACGAGACGACCATACAGGATCTACTATTTCTAGAAAATAGGGATAGGAAATATTCAAGCGATGTGTACACAGTCAGAGGAATATACAATGTGCAAGATGCAGATTTCAACCTATCACAGTTTGGAATGTTCTTACAGAATGACACACTATTCCTTACAGTGCATTTGAATGATATCGTGGAAAGGATTGGCAGGAAACCAATGAGTGGCGATGTGATAGAATTCCCTCACATGAAGGAGGATTATTCTCTAGACGAAAGTGTGCCAATCGCACTGAAAAGATACTACGTGGTAGAAGATGTGAACAGGGCCGCGGAAGGATTCAGTCAAACATGGTGGCCACATCTGTTGAGATTGAAAATGAAAACTCTAGTAGATTCACAAGAATTCAAAGATATCATAGGTGACGCAACAACCACAGGATCGGTCGCCAGTTACATGAGCACATACAACAGGGAGAAAACCATCAACGATCAGATCGTTGCACAGGCAGAGCAGGATGCACCAAAGGCGGGATTCAACTACAAGCAATATTATGTTGCACCAATCGATGAAAGAGGTAACATCAGGACAGAAAATGTTAACACTGAAGCACAGAGAGCCAGCAGTGATAACACGGTGAATGCCACAATAGACACACCAGCAAGTTCACACTACGGATTCTACCTAGATGGAGATGGTGTGGCACCCAACGGAAATCCTGCAGGATTTGGTATCACATTCCCAACGTCTGGCGTTGACCAAGGCGATTACTTCTTGAGGACAGATTTCTTACCCAACAGATTGTTTCGTTATGACGGAGTCAGATGGGTCAAAATTGAAGACAGTGTGAGAATAACTACAACGAACAATGATTCTAGATCAAACTACAAAACAAGTTTCGTCAACAACACAACGGAATCAACAATAAACGGATTAACGGTCAAACAGAGACAGTCATTGACAGATGCACTGAAACCAAAGGCTGACAATTAAACATGTTGCATTTTTACGAAGGACAGGTCAGGAAATTTCTCACTCAATTCATTAGGATCTTGAGTAACTTCTCTGTGGAGACGGGTAAAGGCAGTGACGGTTCTGTACAATTAAGGGCAGTGCCGGTGGTGTACGGAGATCCAACAAGACAGGTTGCAAACATAATCAGGAACAACTCAGAGAATGCCCTACAGTACGCACCGAGGATTGCGGCGTATGTCAGGGAATTGAACTATGACAGGGACAGGATGCAGAATCCTTATCACATAGAGAAACAGCATTTGAGAGAAAGAGGCATAGACTCAGACGGCAACTACACCAATGAGATGGGTGCAGGTTACACGGTCGAGAAAGTGATGCCATCGCCATTCAGGCTGGAAGTGTCGGCAGACATCTGGACAACGAACACGGATCAGAAACTACAGATCATGGAACAGATATTGTATCTGTTCAATCCAGACTTCGAGATACAGAAAACGGACAACTACATTGATTGGACCAGTTTGAGTTACGTTGAATTGACAGGAACAACATTCAGTTCGAGGACCATACCCGTGGGTGCAGATTCGGAGATAGATGTTGCAACACTGACGTTCTCGATGCCCATATGGCTATCACCACCGGTGAAAGTCAAGAAACTGGGTGTCGTACAAAAGATCATCATGAGCATATATGACGATGACGGCGGCATAGCCAAAGGATTGATAGACGGAGAACTGACATCTAGGAGTTACATCACACCAAACAACTTTGGATTGTTAGTGACAGGTAATCAACTAAGATTATTAGGTTCAACGGGCACAAATGTTAAATCAGGAGGAGATGGATTCCACACAGGAGCGAATGAGCCAAGCAACTACGATCCTTTCGAAACATTCGGTCCAGCGGTCAATTGGAAAGTTCTACTGGATCAGTATGGCAAGGTCACGAACGGCACATCACAGATAAGATTGACACAGCCAAACGGAAATGAGATTGTTGGTACCATAGCAACATCAACACTGGATGACACTATTTTATTGTACACAATAGACGGAGACACGATACCAAGCAACTCGCTGACAGCGGTCAAGAAGATCATTAATCCAGCAACATTTGATCCAGGCACACCTGTGAATGGTGACAGGTATCTGGTGATCAATGACGTTGGAGACTCGACAGCCAGTTTCCAGAGTCAAACATGGGGAACACTGGTGGCCAGCGTTGGAGACATCATAGAGTACAACAGTTCAACATCAAAGTGGAACGTGGCCTTTGACGCATCAAATCCTGACAGCACACAACACTACGTTACCAACCTCAATACGGGCATACAGTACAGGTTCAACGGCACGGAATGGGTCAAATCATACGAGGGTGTGTACACACAAGGTAATTGGAGCATAGTGCTTGACGGTGGTGCAGATCCAGGATACAACTCAAGCCTTGACGCCACAACTCCATAGTTGTTATAATAAATCATGAAAGAAAACATAGTCTGTTCAGGTGCCCTGTTCTACGCAACCAGCACCAAACGTTTCCTGTTCCTACAGAGGACTGACAAGAAAACACAAGGCATGTGGGGATTGGTTGGCGGTAAGAGTAAATTCACGGAGAGTGCCTTCGAAGGACTGAAGCGTGAAGTTGAGGAAGAGACAGGCAGTCTGCCCAAGTTCAAGAAGGTGATACCACTGGAGATGTTCACATCAAACGATCAGAAGTTCTTCTTCCACACATATCTCATAGCCATTGACGCAGAATTCATACCTAAATTGAACATGGAACATTCCGGTTACTGTTGGACGGCATTCGAGTGCTGGCCCAAGAACCTACACATGGGTCTCAAAAATACGTTGAATAATAAAAGTATAAAAGGTAAGTTACAGACCATACTAGATCTAATAGTCTAATCGTTTTTGATATAAGATTTGCCTGTAAGTTTCTCGATATCTCGGATCATCTCTTCCATGTTTACCCTGACAACTTTTCCGGTCTTTGTATTCCTAGAGTAGTATTCCCATTCTCCCTGTTCGTTGTGCGGTGATATCTTGGTCACGTTACCCGCTTCATCCCTAACGAATACCTCTGCACTAGATGCCTCATCTTTAGCGTATATGTGTGCGTTATTGGCCACACCAGATGGATCGCTTCCAACCGTTAGTGCGATAGGACTGCTGAACGTCTTGGCACCTGTGATTGTCTGCTCTGTTGAAACCAACACCGTGTCCGCCGTTGATGCACCTGCTGATCCTCTCAGCATGTGTACCCTGTATCCGTTTACCGTGGTGCTTGATCCTGATGTCGATGCCGCTTTGACTGTGACTGTGCTTCCTGACAGGCTGGCAGTTACATCCAATTGGTCTGTGCCTTTTGTGCTGACCAACGGACCCTGTGTCACATAGGCCTCATCATTGGCAACCACCATGACCTCTGATATGCTGGCCGCACCTTCAGAGGAGTTGTATCCTGCGAACACGTAGAATGCACCTGTGTAAGTTGATGTGTTGAAAGAATCCACTGTGGTGGCGGCGGAACTCACACTGGTTGCCTCTATTACATTGACATTATCACCAGTAGATGCTGATTCGTCGTCTGCTAATAAAATCCTGTATGCCGTCACACGGCAATTGGGTGCTTGTGCCGATGCTTTCAACACAACTTCTGTGCTGTCCACTTCTGCTGTCAGTGTTATCAAATCATTGTTGCCGGTGTTGACGTTACCATATTGTGTGATGTATGCAGTTGAACCATCGTGCACCACTAGTGCTTCCGTGTTTGACAGTTCGCCCGTTGTGGTGTTGTTGACGGAGATGTAGTATTTGGCGCCCCTGTAACTGGCCAGTGCCCACCCATCTATCTTCTCTGCGGCACTGTCAACATCTGTGTTTATCGTGGTTGTTACATTTCCCGTAGTGCCTGCCGTGGTGTTGTCACCTAAACCTATCCTGTAGAAGCTCACGGAATTGACAACACTACCACCAGTGGCCTTCAATCTAGCGTTACCGCCCGCCACGTCCGCAGTCGCCGTGATATACGTGTTGCTGACGTTTGACTGTGTGATGTGTGATTCTGACACGAACGCATCTGTGTCGTTGTGTACCAGGCTGTACTTGGCCGTCGACACTTCGTCGTTGATCTCGTCCCTTGTTATGGCCAGATACCATGCACTGTCATATGTTCCCGTGACGAATTGGTTGATCACTTTCTCTGTGGTGCTGATGGCCGTCTCACTATCGGCGGCAGTGTCGTCTGTGTTTTCTGACGTAGAACTAGTCGCACCCAATTGTGCCCATCCACCCGCTGACGTGTAGCCCTCTATGGTGTCAGTCGAACTGTTGTATCTTATCTCACCAACTGCTCCGCTTGGTCTCTGTGCGGTTGTACCGTTGGGTAATCTTATGGCATTAGTGACGCCAGATGCGTCCAACACTGTGGTGGCATTCATAGTCATTATCGTGCTACCGTCTGCCGCTATGGTGATTGAACCTGTGCCTGAATCTGTTACCGTTACATCTGAGTTGCCCTGTGATATAGATGAAGTCGACACAGCACCCACTTGGGTGTCAACGTAGGCCTTGATAGACTGTTGTGTGGCCAATTGCGTGGCACTGTCTGAAGCCATGTTGTCCTCGTCCAGTATCGCCGTACCACTCACTCCTGTGTTCAAAACTGCCGAAGTTAATGTCTTGTTGGTCAACGTGTCGGTCGTCGCTCTACCAACCAATGTGTCTGTGCTTGTTGGCAAAGTCAAAGTGCCTGTGTTACTGATGCTGGAAATGATCGGTGTGGTCAGTGTCTTGTTCGTCAGTGTTTCTGTTCCAGCCAGTGTGGCGAACGAACCATCACTCAACGCAGTGTTAAATTCTGCTGTTGTACCACTTAATGTATTAGTTGTTAAACTGATAGACTTATTAGTTAATGTTTGTGTACCAGAGTTTGTAGTAACTGTACTATCAATCGCAAAGGTAACTATATTACCAGAACCACTTGTGTCAATACCAGTACCACCTGTAAAGGTTAGTGTTTCACTATCTAAATCAATAGCAAGAGCACCACCTGTGTCTGCTTGGAAGTCTAAGTCTTGTGCTGTTACTTGAGTATCAATGTAAGTTTTAATTGCCTTAGCAGAAGCAAGGGTGTCATCACTCGCTGATACCGAACTCAGATCTG